GGTGTAGTTTTGCTTCTCGTTCTTCGCGATAAATCGCTTGCGTTCTGGCATCTCACCACCTCCGTTAGAAGAATTCCAAGAACCGTTCTTCCTCCCGCCTGGCATCGTATTGCACAAAGCATCGGCAGTTCAAGTGCGCCTTCGGGTGGTTGTGATGCTCTCCGTTCAGGTCTACGAACGGTTCATCGCGTCGCACCGTCTGCATGTGAAGGGAACGACAAACAGGACAGGTCAGCTCGTCAATCTGAGCAAACCACGTCTTCACCACTTCGTAACCGTCGCGTTCCCAAAGCCACGCAGCCACCGCCATGCCAAAGGCTACCGCGTCAACGGCATTGCCCGTCGTGATAAGCTCACCACGAACCTGGAAGAGGGCTTCACCTCTTCGCTGTCCTTCTTGTTCACCGTTCGCAAGAGACTGCCGTACAACGACACCGGCATACCTCCGATTAAGGCCAAACACTCCATTCTCCAGAAGGAAGGTCCGTTGCTGTTCGTCACTCCAGCCCGCATCTTGGAGGGCTGTTAGGGATTCGTACAAAGCCAAGCGGGTTTCATCGGCAATCAGCCGTGCTTCCTGTGCAGCTTTCTCGTGGGCCCAATCAGCAATCCTTGTCTGGCCCAACACGAAAGCGACTGGGATGTTGCCTTCAACGGATTGCCGACGCATCGCAGCATCACCGGCCTCCATGAGTACCGGGGCAAGCGACTCAGCCAACAACTCTTCAAGTTCGTACCACAGAAGGACATTTAACCATGCGGTTGTCTCAATGCCAGACAACCGCTCGCGCAACGCAAGAAACCACATAGCCACCACGGTAGCGATCTCCGCACTGTGTTGTTCCAAGAGATCAGCGTACCAAGAGGGTTCAGGGCGTATTGGCTTACTCGCTACAAATGCTTCGGCCATTGCCAGCAAATCGACGTCTTGCTTAGCAACATGACTATCATGCAGGAGATGGACGTGTTTCATTGTCGGGCCTGCCCCCCAGCGCCCTGCCTATCGACTCACGTGCCCGGGCTTCCATCACAGAAGGTGGCATTTCTGCATCATCCACATCGGACTGTGGGAATCCGAGCATGTGCCGCAGGTACTTGCGAACACCCGGATCGGACCGAAATGCGTCGATACCAGACAAGCGGAACAGAATGTCTGCGAGCGTCTTCGGGTCCATGTTCTGTACCGGTCCGGGTGCCACTTTGGGCAGTTCATCAAGAGGCTTGTCCATACCATTCAGCGCAAAGAGCCGCCGAACCGCATAGCGATTTACAACGTCTGCAATCCTCTGTAGCCACTGGCCCATGGCAAACACCAACAGATTGCGCTTCACGTCGGCCATAGCGTACGACCCGGCGTTTTCATGACCCATCAAGATGATGTCGCCCAGCAAAGCCATAGCTATCCGCACGTCGTAACGCTGAATCACGCGTTCAGTGTCCATGGTCTTCGATCCTTCAGCGGACAAAAGTTGCAAGCCACCTGCGGTCTTCCAACTCCCCGGTAGCACTGCACCCATGTTCTCATCCTTGCGGATGTAACTCACCATATCTTGGGCGTACTTTAGCTTCTGCTTGGCTTCAGCCGTGTTCAAGAACAACTCATCTGGTACATAGAGCACTGGATAGCCTGCAAGGTCACGCTCGATGCCAATGGCCTCGATCACTTCAATGCGTTTCTTGAAGTAATACGGGCGATACGACGAGCGAAACACAGAAACCCCTTCTGGATTGTTCTTGATAGACTTTGTACGGAACAGCAGGGCTTTTTCAATGGGAATTGGCCTCGGGTTACGGAATCCCGCTTCCCAATTCGGGTTCTGCTCAAAGCCCTTGATCCCACCATCTTTGTCGAATATCCAACGGGCGATAGTGTCTTGCCCGCGGAACGGCAGTTTTTTCCACATGATCTTGCCGTTGACTTCGCGGTAGCAAATCTCTGCCACTGAAAAACCATATGGCAGCATCGTGATTGCCTCGGTGATAAAGTCGCCCCAGGAGTGTGACATGCCGTGCATGTTCGCTTCAAGGAATTCGGCATCACGCTTCGCACTGTTGCCCTTCGGAGCTGGGTTCACGGTCCAATTTGCACTACGAACCAACTGTTCAACGATGAACAGCACCGCGCCCGCAACTGGGTCGTGAATCATTTCTGTGTAGGCTTTCATGCGTTCAGGGAGGGTCCGCAACTGTGGCAACGGGTCATCGACGACCAGTCCCCCGCTCGTCTTCAAGCCTGTATATCCGATCTCCTGAAACACCAGCCCTGGCTCTAACGGCTTTTCTTGGACTTCGGTAGCCACAGACTCACCTCCCTCACATTTTCAGGCGCGCCAACGGCCTCGGACGGTAGGGGGTCAGACCGCCCGAGGCTCCAGCCCGTGCCCTAATTGGCTTGCGCGCCTAGCTGGAAAAAGGGCGTCGCATAAAACCGTCGCACCCCGACAAAAAACACCGAAGGGTCCCACGGCCATAAGCCGCTGCCGCACCAGAAATGGCGCGGCCTTCGGTGCAAAAACAAAAACGGCCCGAGCTATTCGAACCGCTTAGTGTTACACGTGTTCACGACAAGTATAACACATGATTCACTAATCGCAAATAGGGGTATGCACACTCAAAAGCCACTCCAATAACTCGAACCCACTCCGACCATCACTGGCATAGCCGTGAGTCCACCGCCAATGGTCTGTGCGTTCGCCAGCATGAGCGCATCACCGCGGTCAGGAGACTTCAGACCACGCTTCCGCATCTCCTCTTTGCTCTCGACACGAATCTTCCCGCCAGAATCAACGATCCGATACTTGATGGACGAAAGCTGCGAAGCCAACGTGTCATCCGGTGGCAATGCCAGCGCATTCGGGTTCTCCGGGTTCAGATCCTCACGCAACTTCCACCACAGCTCACTACGCAGGTTAGCGAACTTCTCGGGCTTTGTGGAACTGACCTGCACGTTGACACCAATCACAGGAAGCCCCTCTTGCTTGGCCTGGTCAACCACGCCGCCGCCGACGCCGATCTCATCGACCCGGATCACCCTAGCGCCGCCAGCATACATGCGGATGTAGCCCACCGACTCCGACGTTGAAGCATTGTGCCACGTCTTCAAAGGATGCACGTAACGACCCGATATGAGGCAGCACACACTCTCAGAGTCTCCGTATCGTGCAATGTCCACCCCTGCAACTTCCGGTCCTTCTGGGCTCATGTCATGCCAACGCTTCTGCGCCTCTATGATCCACGAAAGCGGAATCAGCGTATCGTTCCCTGTCGGCGGGAACTCACCGAGCACACGGCTATACCAAAGCGGCGAATCCTCTCCCCACTCTGCTCGGCGCTCCTCCACCCACGTCCTGGTCACAAGGCCAGGGATAACCACGCGGCCTTCTTTGACGTTCGGAGTATCAAAGGCGCTAATGGTGTGCTTCACATACTTCGGGTCGTTGAAGTAGCTGTGAAACATCGTCCCAGTTTCGAGTGGGTTTCCGATGTGCAGGATGTGTGCTCCCTCAGAAGTGAGCAAAGCCGATGGGATGCGTTCGTGAATCGCTGCATCCACTTCCGCGCTTTCGTCCACGATCACGAGAAGCTTACCCGAACGCGGGTGAACACCTTGGATGTTACCGGGATCATCAACCGAGAAGCCTTCGGCGTACCAACCGGGGCGACACCGGATCATCGTCTGCAAGAACTCTGATCCCAGCGGGATGTTCGACTTTTGCTTCAGGTAGTGGATAACCTGCCATACGTTGTTTCTTACCTGCCGTCCACTACTTGCCGTCGTGAGAACAATACTGTATTCCCAAAGATGCACCCACGCCAGAGTAAGACAGGCGGCGAGAAAGGATTTCCCTGAGGAATAGCACGATTTCACCGCCGTATACCGATTGTTCCACACGTCAAGGAAAATCTCACGCTGCTTGTCCCAAAGTTTCTCGTTAAAGACGTTCTCGATCCACTCGTCAGGGTGCTTCCGGTAGTAGTTGATGATGGTTTCGCGCTTCGGCGGTCTCCCGCGGTTCTTCTGCGGGTTGATGGGTATGCCTTTGCTCTGGCCCTTGTCTGACACAATCTCACCTCCCGTCTGGGCAACAAAAAATCCCCCGGCTCTATGCGAGGCATCTAAGCTTCCTCATGACCTGCTATCGCTGCTATAAGCTCGCCTCCTTAATTTTTCTACGGTAATGACCACACGCACCACAGAAGTCGACCGATGGGTGAACCGACACCCAATCATGACCACAAACAGCACAGTTCACGCGGCGAAGGTAGTACCCTAGACGCATTAAGAACCGCCTCATGGACCGATGCCACCTTCCACGCCTTTTGCGTTTTCTCCAAGCAGATCCTTTAACTGAACGCCGAACAGCATCGTGTCGCCTTCAACGTGGACGCGAACCTGTTCGCCACAGCACGGCTCAGGCCCACCAAACTCCTCAGCATCGACCCACTGCCACGCACCATCCACGAACGCGAAGAACTGCACCTCCCCATAGTCCCGCGTCCGCATCGTCAGAACCGGAACCCTGGAACCATCCCGAAACGACATGTAGACCACCTGCATGTGATCGCCTCCCTTACTGTCCAAACCCAAAAGCGCCCCGACCCGAAGACGACGACTCATCCTTCGGCCTATCGAGGAACTGTACGGTATCGGCCACGACCTCAGCGACGCGCCGTCTCTGCCCTTGGTGCTCATACTCCCGAACCTGCAAGCGACCTTCCACGCCCACAAGACGGCCCTTGTTCAAGTTGTTGGCGACGACTTCCGCGAGCTTTCTGAACGCGAGGCAGTCGATGAAATCGGTCTCCTTCTCCCCATTCTTGGCTGTGAAGGGGCGGTCGACTGCGATGCGGAAGGTGGTTACAGCGGTCCCGGAACTTGAATACCTCAACTGTGGATCGGCCACAAGGCGACCGATGAGACAAATGCGGTTCAAATCCTAACCTCCTTCCCATTCAGGACACTTCGACGAAGTAGCCATGCGGAGAACTCGCCGTCAAGGCCCGCATGAGTTCGAGTGACCTCGCATCAACGTTTGCTGTGTTCTCGACGAGCACCAACACATGCTCACCGGATGGGACAAATCCTTGGAGCAGGGCCGGATCATCCCCGCCGAATCCCCTAGCAAACCATGTTGGCCCACACCTTACTTCGTATGGCCCCATGATCGAACCGAGGTTGATCCTCTGGCCGCGGTAAAGAGATTCCACCTCCGGCCAAAGCCCGGTCCCTAGCAATCTTTTGTTGGGAGCCAGCGTGATTACCAATGCGTCTTGCCAAAGGTGCAAGAACGCCATAAGCATCAAAGCGGCGGCCCTTTGCCTTTCTCCGAGCGGGATTGTCTGCCGAAAGGACAGGGATTTGGCCGCCTTCCAACTATCCAGGCAGAAACGTTCGAAATCAGTTGGCGTCACGCCGAGCGCCTGTTCACACCACCATGCCGGGTTCTCTTGTGCGGTTCGTAATATCACCTTAGCTCTCGTTACTTTATCGTCAATTACGTCTTGGATCATGCATCACGCCTCCTTGTACGCCCACGGTCTACAAATTGGCCCCACATGCGTGCCACCTCACGCGAAAAAGCCGCCCATCAGG